TGTGCCATCGGGAGAACCAGCGGTGCCTGGTGCCCGGGATGTGGTGATCCGCCCGCGCCACGGCAGCACCGGCTGGCCCCCCTCCCCCGTCCAGGGGTTGGGCAGAGTATTGCCCGCCAGCTGCTCCATCAGAATAAAGGGGTAAAACATAACCCGCTGTCCCCGATCCCGCATATCGCGGATCGCTTCCACCACGGCGGCATCTGCGGGCGTGCCGCCATAGACCGGGCCATCGTCCACTATGGGCACCTCTTGTGCATCCGCCCGCGCCAAACCCGACACCTCCCAGGGCATTGACCCATCCGCAAGTTTTTGTTCCACCTTGGGTCGCAGGCGACATGTGCCGCAGCGCAAATCATCACCAAACCAGCTGACCTCCAGCGAGACCGCCCGCGCCTGTGGCAGCTCTTCCTCCAGCGCCGTAAGCGAGGTCTGCAAATCGCTGCTGCCCGAGGCCGACGACAGATTCACCGCCCGCGCGTCCCCCGGCCCCCGGTTCATATAAACCGGCGAGACCGCAAGCGCATATTCCCCGGTGCCCGGTATCAGCGCCACACCCTGTACGATCTGCGCCAGATCCGCATCGTAAGACGGGCTGTCTTTGTCCTCCGCGCGCAGAACCTCGAACGACAGCTGTGGCACGCGGTTGCCAAACGGACCCAGCGGCAGATTTTCAAACACCACATAGGCGGTGCCGCGATAAGCAGGCACCTGCCCCGCGCCTTCGATGGCTTCCATGAGCGGATCGGGCATCTGATCGTCCGCGCCGGTGTAGGTGGTCATTGAGAGGGTGCTGAGGTCCAGTTCTTCGCCATCTGCCCAAATACGGGCAACAAGGGTGATCTCCCCCTCACAGAGCGCGACTGCCAGCGACACCGAATAGCTGTAAGAGGTCACGTCCCGCCCCGGCGCGCTGCCTTTGCCGCCCTGACGGCTGGTGGCGCTGCTCTCCAGAAATTCACTGGCCCAGATCACCTGACCGCCCACGCGCATCCAACCAAAGACGCAGGCGACCGGTTCTCCCGCGCTGCCCTGCGTCAGCCGAAACCGGTCTACACGCCCCGTCTCGACTGCCTCGGAGCCGCCCATAAGGCGCGCGTCGATGACCCGGCCCAGCGTCGCGCCCACCGCACGCCCAATCACCGCAGAGGTCAACCCCGCAACGGTTCCCCCAATTGCCCCACCAATCGCAGAACCCGCAGCCGCAAGCACAATGGTTGCCATGACGTTAACTCCCTAACCCATTTGACGGAAACGAAAACCGCGCAACAATTCGCGCGCACCAAAGAGGCGTGAGCGCACTTTCCACCACGCCCTGGCCGCTCATCGCGTGAATAAATGCCTCCGGGCTGGACTGGAGGCCAAGGTGTTTCGCCACCGCCCCCTTACGCATCCGAAACAGCAGCACATCGCCTGTGCCGCCCTGACCCGGCGCCATATATCGCAACGCAGTGCGCCACAGGCGTTCCTCGCCGCCTTGCTCCGCCCAATCACGGCTGTACGGCGGCACGGGTTCGGGTTCTTCTCCACAACGCGCGCGCCAAATGCCCCGGATGAGCCCCAGACAATCACAGCCCGCACCGCGCACTGCGCCCTGATGGCGATAGGGTGTGCCAAGCCACAGCCGCGCCTCTGAAACCACCTCTGACACCACCGGTCTCATCGCAGGCTCCCGCCGCTGTTGGAGCCAGAGGATTTTGGCACCGCCACCATCCAGTCTTCGCCGGGAATATCGGGAAACCCCTGATAATTTAAAAGGTTGTCAAACTTAAGTCGGCAGCTGTCCATGCGTTTGTCACAGCCCGCCGTCAGCCGCAGCAGATCACCCGGTTGCACCGCCGCCGGTAGCGGCGCCCACAGGGCCAGAACGCGCGGGGCAAGACCACGGTCGCCCTTTATGGAAGCCCAAAGCCCCGCGCCCGCGCCGCTCAGCACCTCGATCAGACCATGGGCGAACCAGCCTTCCGAAAACCCTGCAAGATCGGCAAACTCCAGCCGGTCTCCGTCAAGGATTTCAATTGGTGTTTCAATGGTATAGCCAACTGTATCTGGATCAAACTTACAGGCACCGTCCCCCAGAACCGCGGTACATCCTTTTTGATAAATTCGGCCCAGCGGTTGGTTCAGCGCCTCTGTCAGCCCGCGCAAATCGACTTCAAAGGCGCCATTGGCGCGGCGGATTTCCCCAAAACTGCCCCGGAACAGGATCAATCGCTGTCGGACATCCTGCCAGTTCACCAGCCAGGCCAGAACCTCCGCGCCGTCAAAACGCCCCGCCTCGATATCCGCCTCACGCACAGCCGAAGACGTGAGCGCCCCCAGCGCCTCAGTGTTGTCCACAGACAACCCCGTGCTTTGCGCCAAGACACGGGCGGTCAGGCCGGTGCCTGCGCGAAAACGCATGCCGTCAAAACTCAGGTCGCAATCATGATCGGTGAACCCATAGCTCACCCCATCGCGCCGTGTCACCGCCCATGCCCGTGCAAGCGTGGTGGCCCCGCTGTCCAGATGCGCCTGCAGCGCTGCACTTACACCCGCCATTAGACCCGTACCTCGACCACCGGCACATTTGGGGCCTCACCCGCCTGGAAGGATGCGACCGAGGTTTGGATCCGGTCGGTATCAAACCGAACCGGCACATCAAATTCAAACCTCGCCACCACGCGCTGGCCGATCTCTGGCGCATAGGCCAGCGTGATCGCACCGGTTGTCGCATCCAGCGTATAGTCGACCTCTGCTTGCAGGATGTCCTGTTCGATTCCCACCTGCACCGTACTTGCGACTGGTTTTGAAATCGGCCGACCATAGCTCTGCGCGCCAGACTGGTAGGTCTTGGTCAGCTGAAACTCGATTGTGCACCCGTCGCCAAGGCCGATCACTTGATCGTCAAAGGTGATCTGACCCGAGGGCAGGCAACTGCGAAAATCCGACCAGTCCTTCCAACGAAAGCCGAACAGTTGCCCTTGACGGACTTCAAAGAATGCTATAAGGGCGGCAATGTCATCCAGCGACCGCAGCCCGAGCCCCGCGTCATAGCGCCTGCGGGCATGGGCCCAGGGTGTATTTCGTTCTTCGTGCCCATTGGCCAGCGTTACCACATCGGTGCGCCGCTCTGGCCCGCCGACAGATCCGAAGGACAGGGTTTCCGGGAAACGAATATCATGAAAGTTCATTGCTTTATCCTCCTTATGGCCCGCGCAATTGCAGGCTCAGCGGTTGCGGTGGCCGCGGGACAAGGCGCGGCTCATCTGGCTGGCAATCTGTCCGCGCGCGCGGGCAAAGCCACCGACATCCGGGGTGGTAATATTCATCACCACCGTCGGCGCTGCTCGGCCCGAAGATCGCACCCCAAGCGCCCCATCCGCGCCGCGCACCAAGGGCAGGATCGCCTCTGGGCCCGCTTCACTTATCAGGCCAACACCACCGCGCATGGGAAAATGGGTGGGGCCATTCACCACACCCCCTTGGGCAAAGGGCACCACGCGACCAGCTGAAAACGCCGCCCCATCGGCAAAAGGCAGGATGGCCCCAACTAGGCCCGACAGCCCGCTCGCCAGCGCAGAGCCCGCCTGATCGGCCACCGGACGGAGCGCCGCATTATAGGTGTTGCGGATCATCGACCGCCCCAGCCCCTCCAGCACATCGGAGAGCCCATCACCATCCACCACCAGATCGGAAAAAGCGCGTTGCAGCCCCCGGCTGAAGCCCCGTTCAAGCCGTCCCGCACTCTGCCCCGTGCTGGTCAATCCCCGCGAAAGATGGCTCAGCTCGGCGCGAAAACTGGCCGCCATCCCTGCAGCAGTGCCAAGCGCCATACCCAGCGATCCGCCTTCTGCATGAAGGTCAGAAAAATCGAAGCCTTCCATTGGCTAACCCCTTTCCTCCGGGTCGATTGTGTCTGGGAAATCCTGCATCAACTGGGTCAGTCGATCGCGGTCCATTGCGGATTGCGTTGGCTCTGTCTGCCCCAGCATCAGCCGCAGCTCATAAGGGGTCAGGGCCCAGAACTGCTCTGGTGTCAGCCGCAATCCTGCGATCCCAGCGCGCATTAACGCAGGCCAATTGAAGACCTTCATGTCAGTGCGTCAGACCCGGTATTCGCAGCGCCTGCAAACCCAAGCGCCAACACGCGGGCGGCCACGCGGGCGGCCTCTTGCGCGCCGCCGCCAATCTGGGCTGCAGCCAGCGCTTCGGGCGTGACATTGGAGCCGCCCCCTTTCAACGCTGCGCCCAGCAGCGCCAAAAGGTCACGGGCCGAAAACGCGCCTGTCTCAAACCGCTCTACCAGCGCCACCAGACCGTCTTCGTCCAAGGTGGTTTCCAGCTCCGCCAGCGCCCCCAGTGTCAAACGCAATACATGAACCTCCCCATTCAGAGACAGCGCCACTTCACCGCGATGTGGATTGGCCATAGGTCACACCGCCGTAAAGTTCAGGACGCCCGCACTGGCCAGCGACACCTCATAGGTCGCTTCGCCATTGTAACTGCCGGAATATTCCAGCGTTGTGACCTGAAACGGCCCTTCCACTGTGCCAAAATCGGGGATCACCACCTGAAAGGCCGGCGTCAGCCCGTCAAAGAACAATTGCCGCGCGCGCTCATCGGTGTCTGCATCACGGAATACCCCAGACCCCGAGAGACTGGCCGACCGCATGCCGGCACCGCCCAACAACTCACGCCAGCCCCCCTGGCTGTACAAACTGGTCACATCAACGCTTTCCGCATTAAAGGCGATCCGAGTCGCCCGCAGCCCCGCAAGGGTGGTGAAACTGCCGCCACCCGTCATATCCACTTTGATCAACAGATCCTTGCCATTCTGAACTGTCATAATTGCCTCCTGTGTCGTGGTAAGAGTGAATGATGCAGACTCACGCATTGAGCCGCGCGCGAAAGCGCAGGGCAATCCGTCGGGTGCCATTGCCCAACCGGTCCGCGCGGGCACGGTCGAACCACAGGCCCACCACCCGGCCCCGGCTCAGTTCCAGGTCGGCCCTCAACAGCGCATCGCAAATCGCCGCAGCGGCCGTTTTTGCCTGCACAAACCCTGCTGTCTCTGACCAAATGGTCACCGTGAACCGATGCAGCGCACCCGCACCGCTGCTGTCTGAACGATCCAGCGCCTCTTCCGCGCCAAGTGTGACATAAAGGTCCGGCAGCGTGCCCATGGGCAGCGCATCATAGACCGCTGTGCCAACCGCGGCTTGTACTCCGGTATCTGATAAAGGGTGCTGGTAAATCGCCGTCTGAAACGCGGACGCCAATGCATAGGTCATGTCACGGCCTCCTCCTGGACCTGCAGGGTCAGAAAGCGCCCTTCGGCATCCGCTTCGCCCACGGCCGTAATCCGAAAGATCCGGACGCCGTCGCGCAGTCGCTGATCCGCGCGGGGCCGCTCGGGGCTGCCCATTGGCGCGGCGCGCACGGAAATGCGATAACGCTGAACCGACAGCGGCGCGCCCCCTTGTGTGGTCTCGCGCCCCGACAGGCTGCGCACTTCAGCCCAAAGCCAGCCTTTCTCCACCCAAGCTTCGGAAAATCCACCGGCACCATCGGCCACGCGGGTGACTTCCTCAAGGCGCAGGCGCCGGTTCAGACGCGGTGGTGTTGTCCGAGGCCGCCTCATGCCGTAACCCCGAGGCTGAGGCGCAGCGGGCGATAGCGGCTCAGCAGCGCGGACACGCCAAAAGGCATGCAACCGGCATCCAGCCCACGATCCTCGCGATATTCGTAATAATGCGCTGCAAGCATCAACACCGCCTGGCGCAGATCGGCGGGCAGCCCCTCCCAATCTGCCGACAGGCCCGCCGTGAACTTTAAACGCGCCGCGCCCCCCTTTGGGATCAACGGCAACATCGCATCCAGAGCCACCAGCTTCGGCGCTTGACTGTCTTCAACCACGTGATAACGCGCAACATCCACAACGGTCTCCACGCCGGTCGGAGCAACAATGGCCAACTCCACACCAGTCGAGACCGGCGCCACTGGCAGCCGCGCGGACGTCCCGTCCGCATTGGCCACAGCGCCCCAGCTCTCAACCTGCCACTCAAATTCCCGCGCCAGCAGCACCTTACTCGTGCGCGCCTCTACGGCAGCAAGGCTTGCGCGCAGAAAGGCCAAAAGCACCTCGTCCTGCAAGCTGTCATCGCCAAAGCCAGTGCCCATCCGCAGATGCGCGCGAAACGGCACCAGCGGCAGGGCGGCATCGGGCGATTGGGTTGTCTCGGTCAGTTTCATGCCAACTCTCCGCTTGAAAAACCTCTCCCTCCTGATCGATCCCGGTCAGTGGGAGCACGCGCCAGACCTGCCGCTCGGACGGAGGGAGCAGCTGGACGACAGGCCATGACGGCGCGTGCCCGCCGACGTGCCCGGGCTGCCGGGCACGTCATCCGCCTCTCAGCGCTTAGTTGGTGGCGAATTTCAGAAGCTTGATCGCTGCAAAATCACTGACGTCCCCGCCCACGCGTTTGGAGGCGTAAAACAGCACATGCGGTTTCGCAGAAAACGGATCGCGCAGCACGCGCAGGTCGGGGCGTTCGGCAATTGTGTAGCCCGCGCCAAAGTCACCAAAGGCAATCGCGTAGCTGTCGGCGGCCACGTCCGGCATGTCCTCGGCCACCAACACCGGGTAGCCCATCAGACGCGCAGGTTCGCCCGCAGCCAGACCGTCCGACCACAGGAACCTGCCATCGGCATCCTTTAGCTTACGCACCACGCCTGCGGTTTTGGAATTCATCATAAAGGTCGCATTCGCGCGGTATTCCGCCCCAAGCGCATAGACCAGATCCACAATGGCATCGCCACCTGAAATGCCACCGTCAACGCCCGTTGCAACATAGCCCAAATTGCCCCAGCTCCAGCTGTCATTGGCAACTTTGCTGTGGCTCATCATCCCCGTCGGCTTGTCGACCCCATCGCCATTGATAAACGCGGCTGCTTCAGAACGGGCGAATTTTTCGGCAATACGGGCGGCAAGCCAGCCCTCCAGATCAAAAGCGCTGTCATCCAAGAGACGTTGCGAGGCCTTGGGCAGCGCCGACAGCTCGTGCAGCGCTATGGTGATGCGGTCGATCTGCGGCGTTGTGGTTTCAGGGAGAGTACCAGTCTCCGTCGCCCAGCCTGCGCCCAGTTCCCCATGGTCGATTAGCACGTCATAAGACGTCGCCTCGACCGACACAACAGAGGCGACAGCGCGCAAGCTCGCGGTGGAGGTCAGCACCGATTTCACCGTATCCGACGTAACCGGATCGACCAAAAAACCGCCATCGGTGTTCACGGCCGTGCTCAGCGCCTTGGACTCTAGATCCAGCCCGCGCAGGGCGGTTTCGTCGCCAGAGCGCAGATAGGCCTCAAAGGCGCTCTGGTGGGGGGCGGTCTCGGCCTCGGTCGCCGCAAGATGCGGGCGGGCGGTGATTTGGGTCTTTCGGTCCAACATGGTCATACGCTCTTCGTTTTGTTGCAGTTTTTGGGTGACGTCGTCCTTGAACCCGATGAAGTGACTGACGAATTGCGAAACGGCCTGTTTCACTTCGACTGCCAAATCGGGGGCTGTGGGGTGCGGATCGCTCATGGTCGTTCTCCTGTTCGGTTAGGTGCGACACGCGGCGCGGAGCTCGGCCACGAGGGCGCGCCGCGTCGCCGGTGTCCGATTTGGCCGCCACGCGGGCCGTGGGCAGCATCGGGAATGTGACCAGCGAGACCTCGAACAGGGTGACCTCTGCCAGCAGTCGGCGGCCCTGATTGTCACGGGTGGCTTTGACGGTGCGATAGCCGATCGAGAGCCCCTCGATTGCGCCCGCCTTGACCAGAGCGGCGGCCTCAGCCCCCTGCCGGGTCTCTGTTAACAGTCGGCCCGAAACCTTGGGGCCGCGATCGTCTTCCGTCACGTGATCCCAGACGCCAATCGGCTGGTCCGGCTGATTCTGCCAGAGCATCTTTACTGCTGTCCCGCGCGCCGCATGACGCGCCAGAGAGGCCGTGTAGGCACCGGGCTGGACGATATCACTTCCCTCATCTGCCACATTGAACAAGCTGGCGTAGCCTGTGATCCGCGCGTCCTCGCCCAGCGCCAGATCGCTGCCAAAGCGCGCAAACTTCTGTTCGAACACGGGTTCATTTTTGATTGGCATTTGCCTTCACCCCACTGTTTTCAAAAGGATTACGTTGAAAGAAAGCCCTGCACCGCCTGGGACAACACCACCGCCGCCACCCCGTAAACAGTGAGCCAGAGGCGGCGTTCCAACTGTTCCTGCGCGGCCTCCAGGCGCGCAAGGCGGCGTAGCATCGCTTCGCGGCGGGCCTCGGTCACGCGTTCATGGGTGGCAAGGCGCAGGCCCGGCGCGCAATCAAACGGCGGCGGAGTGAAAGGAGCTGAGCTGAAGCGCGACGGGTCAGACATCCGCGTGCCCTTCCGCCAGTGCAGGCAGTCCCAAGAGGCGGCGTTTTTCTGCGGTGGTCAGGAAGTCTGCCTCAGCCACGCGACGCCATTGGGCATCCCGTTCGCTCGACAGAGCCTGCACCTGATCGAGATCCGGTTTCAAATCAAGAACCTCGCCAGAATAAAGCGCCAGCCAATCCGCAAGTGCGGCCGCAACGCGCGCCACCAGCGGCAGCACTGTCAGGCGATAAAACGCCCTGTTGACTTCCTGATAATTGGCGTAGGTCGCATCCCCGGGAATCCCCAGGATCATCGGCGGCACCCCAAAGGCCTGGGCAATCTCGCGCGCCGCGCTTTCCTTACTGCGGTGGAACTCCATATCCGACGGGCTGAACCCCATCGGTTTCCAGTCCAACCCCCCTTCTAAAACCATGGGACGGCCGGCATTGCGCGCGCCTTGAAAATTCGCTTCGATCTCTTCGCTCAGGCGGCGGAACTGATCGTCGGCCAGCAGCCCCTGATTGTCTCCCCCACGCCAGACCAGCGCACCCGAGGGGCGTGCGGCATTGTCCAGCAGCGATTTGGACCAGCGCGCGGCCGCATTGTGGACCTCTATGGCTGAGGCAGCGGCCTGCAAGGGCGCGGCCCCATAGTGATCATCCAACGGGTGAAAGCTGCGAAGATGGCAGATCGCCGGGCGCATGGGGGCATTGCGAAAGCGATGCGATTTGGCCCCGACCGCGTACTCATAGCCGACAGGCCAGCCATCCGCCCCCGGCACCACGCGCATCCGGTCGGGCCGAAGCACATGCAGTTCGACCGGCAGGCCCGTATCGCCCGCCACACCTTCGACATAGGCGTTGCCAGACAGCAGGAGGTGGGCGTAGATCGCCTCCAGAAGTTCCGCGCGGCCCTGGGCGGCATTGGGGCGGGACAACAGACGCAGCAGCGGGTGGGCGTCGTAACGGCGCTCGGCATCTTGCAACACCAAAGGCAGGCTCGCGGCCGCCTCGGCAATCAGTTTCACCGCGCGGTGACCAATCGGGTTGCCCAAAAAACCTGCGCGAGTGAGGGCCGCGCCATCGCGTGCCCCCCAGACCGTCTGCGCGTTGCCCATAGGCAGAACACGCGCGGCAATTCGGGCCGCAGCAGAGGCCTTGACCTCGGCGTGATCAAGCGGAGTCGCGGGTTTGCGGCGCAGGACGTTCAGGACCATCGGCATCACCTTCTGAAGACTTGGGGTATCTGTGTTGTCGTTGGGAAGCAGTATCGCTTGCAGGGTTTAAATGCCCCAGACCAGAGCGCGCGCCGGGGTGGCAACACCTCCGCTATACTTCTGTTTCAAAACGAAAATGCCCGGCGCAAAGGCCGGGCAATCTGGATCAGATCTGGCGCGCACGGGGGCATCGATTGCGCTGCATGGGTTCGAGGATCAGCGCCCAGAGCGCCCAGACCAGTGCATCCACCCTGTCCGGGCTGCCGGTGCCGCAATAGCGCTGCGCGGTCATCTGCACCATCTGTGCCTCCAGTCGCCCCAATCCCTGCGCGTGGCTGACGCGCCCCTGTAGGGAATGGTCGGGTCGATCTGGCGCAAGAGGTCCTGCACCAGCCCGCCGCCCTGATTGACCTCGGCCACCACCAAATGGGCCTGATAGAGATCGCGGGCGGCAACCACGGCCTTGGCCCATGTCAGCGGCGTTGCCTTCTGTACGGTGCAATCGGCGATCACATGCGCGCGCCAATCGGAGATAAGCCCACGCGTCTGTCCGCCCACAACCACAATCCCGCAAGCATCCCCCGCAACGGAAACTGATGGGTCAACACCAACCACGATGCGGTCAAATTCGGGGGGCGCGTTTCTCAGCCCTTCAAGCTGCGCAAACGTCCAAAGCGCGCCCTCGGCATCGCCCAGAAGCGCGCCATCCAGCTCTTGGCGTTCCAGCCGCGTGCCTTGATAGCGGGCGCGGACCTCTGCCAGGTAGGACGGTGCGAGATTGGCGCGGTTGGCCTCGGTCGGGGCGTGGGTCATCACGGTCGAAGGGCTGTCGAGCAGACGTCGCAGCACATCGACATTGCGCGGCGTGGTGGTGACACAGACACGCGGGTCCTGCCCCAGCCGCAGCGCGAACTGCAACATATCCCAGGCTTCCTGCCCCTGACGCCACTTGGCCAGCTCATCCGCCCAAGCAGCGTCAAACTGCGGCCCGCGTAAGGCTTCTGGATCGGAGGCCGAAAACGCCTGAGCCTCTGCGCCGTTGGGCCAGATCAGTCGCCGTTCGCCTGCGCGCCATTCGGGGCGGCGATCCGGCGGGGTACAGGCCAAAATGCCGCTGTCCCCCCGGATCATCACATCGCGCACCTGATCATAGGTTTCCCCAAGAAGCGCCACGCGCCGGGCGCGGCCCTTTCTGCGCGGGGTCGCCCCTTCGACCTGCCTGCGCACCCATTCCGCGCCCGCACGGGTCTTGCCTGCGCCGCGCCCGCCAAGGATCACCCAAGCGCGCCAGTCCCCCAGAGGGGCCGCGTGATGCGGCAGCGCCCAATGGTCAAAAATCCATGGCCATGCGGCAAGATCATGTTCGGGCAGATCATTCAGAAGGATCTGCCGGCTCAAGCAGCTCTGCGAGGCCAGCCAGGCGGCGTTCAA